TTAGCTAGGCTATGCTTGTGTTATTACTCAATAGTGTGTTAGCATGAAGCATTATGAACTTATACACCAGACAAGACTTAGAAGACAGAGGCTTAACCAACACCTATCCCTACAGCGTATTTACACAGGCTTCATTAGCTCTGCACAGGGGATATGTAGACAAGATGCATTTGTTTCACAGTGATGTTTATTATGTTAGAGCAGCACTGGAGAAAAACACTGGGTATGTATTTCCTTTAGACAAGGTTGAAGAAGCCATGAGAGCTGAGGGATGGAAAGAACATAGGCACTTACCAAAGAAGAAACAACATGGCAACAAAGAAAAGTACAGTTAATGCTGCTGGCAATTACACCAAGCCTACGATGAGAAAGGCTTTGGTTGCTAGTGTTAAGGCTGGCACTAAGGGTGGTGATGCTGGTGAGTGGTCTGCTAGGAAGGCTCAGCTTGTTGCTAAGCTGTATAAAGCTAAGGGCGGTGGTTATAAATGAAACCTTCACAGAAGTCCTTGAAAGACTGGACAGAGCAGAAGTGGACAACAAAGTCTGGTAAGCCTTCTTCTAAAACAGGAGAGCGTTATCTACCTGAGGCTGCCATTAAGTCTTTAAGTGCTGCTGAGTATGCAGCCACCACTAAAGCCAAGCGTGAGGGTACTAAAGCTGGTAAGCAGTTTGTTAAACAGCCTAAGGCCATTGCTAAGAAAGTGAGCAAGTTCAGATGATTAAAAGAGGCAGTGAAGAGTTTTCAGGGTATAACAAGCCTAAGGCTACACCTAAGCATCCTACGAAGAGTCATGCTGTGTTAGCCAAAGAGGGCGATACAGTGAAGCTAATTAGGTTTGGACAGCAGGGTGTTAGTGGTGCTGGAGCTAGTCCATCTACACCGAAAGAGAAAGCTAGACAAAAGAGTTTCAAAGCTAGACATGCTGAGAACATTAACAAGGGTAAGATGTCTGCTGCTTATTGGGCAGACAAGGTTAAGTGGTAACTAAAAGGAGAAACTATGGCTACCGATGCAGAGAAAGTTAAGATGTACCGTGAGAAGGCTAAGGACGCTTCCATTCCTCAAGAGGTGAGAAACAGCTATTTGGATAGGGCCAATGAGCTGGAGCGTAAGGCTTATGAAGCTACAAAGGTTCCTGAGAAGAAGATGGCTAAGGGTGGTATGCCTGTCAGAGGTAGTCGTACAGCCACTAATGCAAAGAAGAAGATGATGGGTGGTGGTTATGCTATGCCAGCTAAAACAACCATGATGTCTAAGGGTGGTGCTGTTAAGAAAGCTCCAGCTAAGAAAGGTAAATGATGGCTACTAAGAAAGCGTTTAAACCTTGTGAGGGATGCCCCTCACCAGCTAAGTGTAAAGCTGCTGGTAAGTGTATGGCTAAAGAGGGCAAGGGTGGTAAGCCTATGGTGGCTATTATGATTGGTGTTGGTAAGCCAATGAAAGCTAAGAAGAAATAATGGCTACTAAAAAGCAAACAGCTAAGATTGCCAAGGTGATGGGTGAGTTTAAAGACAAGGGCTTACACAGTGGCAAAGGCGGTAAGGTTGTTACAAACCCCAAGCAAGCCATTGCCATTGCCTTGTCTGAAGCTAAAGTGAAGCCTAAGAAGAAATGAGCAAAGAACCTAAGATTAGAAGTGTTGGTACAAACCTGACAGCAGGATCTGCCAACACTGTCTACACCTGTCCTGACAACTTCATTGCTAAGATGAATTTGTTATTTGTTTCCAATCATGGAGGCAATAATAAAAATGTATCTATTCAATGGCATGATGCCAGTGCTAGTGCTAGTTACTACATCGTAGGTGGTTATGTTTTATCTGCTAACGGTTATCTAAAGCTTGATGGTAGCTATCTTGTTCTTAATCCCGGAGACTATCTCATAGTGACTCCAGAGGCTGGTAGCACCATGTCTACCACTGTATCTGTAGAAGAATTTTATGAACAAGGACTATTTTAATTATGGCTAAGAGAGAACTAAACGAACAGCAGAAGAAGTTCATTGAGGTGTTATTTGCTGAGGCTGGTGGTAATCCAGCTAAGGCTAGACAGCTTGCTGGCTACAGCGAAGGCTATGCCACCAAGATGATTATGGACACTCTCAAGGAAGAAGTGATTGAAGCTACACAGCTTTACATTGCTATGAATGCTCCTCGTGCAGCTATGGCTGTTGTGAGTGGTATTGCTGATCCTACAGAGCTGGGTTTGAAAGAAAAGCTCAATGCTGCTAAGGATTTGTTAGACAGGGCTGGCTTGGTAAAAACTGATAAGGTTCAGATTGAAGCTCCATCTGGAATTATGATTTTGCCAGCCAAAGACAAGAGTGAGTGAGAGAGACTTAGGGGCTTGGATATTGCCCCAACCTAGAGATAAGGAAACATATGTACCCATACCAAAGATTGGTAGAACTATACCTTTTGGTTACAGACAAGATGAAACAGATCCTGACCTCCTGCAGCCAATACCTGCGGAACTTGAAGCGTTAGAAAAAGCTAAGAAACATCTAAAACAATATCCTTCTAGGCAGGTAGCTGCTTGGTTGACTAAGGTGAGTGGCAGAGAGATTAGTCATGTTGGTCTTTTAAAGAGAATTAAGAGTGAGCGAAAACACGGATACAAATCCACTACTTACCGCAACC